GACAATTTTCCGAGGGCCAAGGTCGATAGTTATCCTGTCGAGGGCCTGCGGTTAAAGATGGGATACTGGCGCTCGCATTGGGCTCTGCATAATTACATCGAAGAAAACTATAGTGAGGGGGAAGGTTGTAACAAAATCGAGTTGGGGCCAATTGCTCTGCGTGAGATTGCTGACGCGGTTGAGGAAGGTGATTTGATGGACTACTCAGTCGATCCCGAAACTGAAGCTTTCCACACGGAGCCGGAGCAAGTTGCGGAGACCTTGAAGATACTACGCGACGCCGCCGATTGGTTAGACAAGATCGACAACACTTGGAAGTCTGTCGAATACTATGGGAGTTACTAAAAAATGCTTGATAGGGACATGGTAAAGCGGGTTCTTGGCTGGCAAAACGGTAAGTTTGCAGGCGTAAAGGTCTTAACGAAAAGCGGTAACGAACGATATGTTTTGGGCCGCGTAGACGGCACATCTTATAACTCAGGCTACATCTGTTGTTTCTGGAACAACAGGCGCAAGCGTTTTGATTTAGGGCGCGTAATAGCCATGATGTCTGAAAACGGTCATACCTTTGTGTCGGGTCAACATTTTAGCCACGAAAAGTGGTTACAGGTAAACAAGTTTATTAAGGAGGCCGCATGAACCTCACTGACTTCGCCGCGTTGATTGGTTTCGCTTGCGGTATTATCGTGGGCGGAACTATTGTATTTTTTACTTTAACTTTTTTATGGATATGCTGAAAATGAGTAGTCAAGATATGGATCGTCTGTTGGACGAAGTGTTTGCAAAAGTGTTCGGGAGTAAGTGGTGATGTACGAAATAGAAAAAGATGTACCAATGCCAATTGGTGGAAAGTGGAAACCAATAGTCGTCAAAATGGGAGTTGGAGACAGTGTTGTAGTTGCCAGTGACATGGAAGCCAAAACTTTAAAGGCTTGTATACACACTTATTTTAAAAAAGTAAAAAACGTGCCAGTTGCGACTGCTGCCAGAAGGTTAGAGGACGGAACTTTTAGGGTTTGGAGATTAGACACACTTTTGTATCCACCAAGAAAAAGACAACTTAATCCGACGAAACGAAGCGGAGGACAAACATAATGGCTAAGTGGAAAGAAATACCGTTGGGCATACCGCTGAAACAGCAGTTCGATAACTTCGCCGCACTCGCCGCGCTCCAAGAAACTAGGCAAAAAGAATGTAGCCAATGTGGCGGTGAAGGTAAGGTCGAAACCGACGTGCCGCGGCCCGCGAACTTCGGACGTGACATAGGTGAGTTGTATGTCGAATGGCTGGCCTGCGAAGATTGCAACGGATCGGGGAAAATTAACTTGGAAGATGATGAGGAAACCGATTAAACTAAAACATACCGGAGGAGAGGAACCATGGAAGAAGTAGAAAAAACCATTAATAAAATTTTGGAAAGTTGTCCAAAAGAAATGTCGCCCCCAACAATGTCTGCAATCATAGCAAACATCATCAACCTATATAACTTCTCGCACCTCTGGCCGCTGGTCGTCGCTCAAACAACCGCAATGCTCGAACTGCACCAGTGCGAAGAAGATGCAACAGACGCGGTAGAAGATGCAGACGCCTTCCTAAAAAAAATAACAAAAGGAAGTATGCACTAATGGATGATGAACGCCTAATCGACGTGGTGAAAGAAATCAAAAAACTAAGGGACGAGCTTTCCGAAAAACAATGGAACGATCTCGACACCGCATCCGTAGACCGCCGACTGCGGCACTTTGAAAATCTAGCAAGACAGGGAGAATTTTATGAGCCTACTTTCTGAACAAAAACTAACGCCGTTCCAAGAGAACGAATTGCAGTGGTTGCGAAAGCAAGTGGATAGGTTCCAAGAAGACAAATATCGAACGGGCGCAGCCGCGGAAACCAACGCCCTAAACGTTGACCGCAATCTTTTCATCGCAAGAGAAGAATTAAGAACGTTCGTTTCAAGTTTAAGAGAAGCAGGAAAGAAAATATGATTTACGATATCTCACATAAATTGGCAAAAGACGGGTTCGATAACGCCTTAGAAAACACCCAGCAGGGAGACACCATAATCTACCACGTAGGTGAGTTCGCCGCCGGAAAACATAAGCACAACGCCCTCTACGCTTACGAAGGTGGAATGGTTAAACTGGTTCAGAAAAAGCTAGGCAAATTTAAGTTTCAATACCTCGCACTGCGAACGAAGAAGAAGTTTAAGAAATGAACAGCCTAATATGGTGGGTCACGCTGATGGCATACATACTAATCGGCGTGACAATTACGGCGCAATTTCTGTGATTGCCGCAACCTGTCTAGCGCTAACCCTATACTTCGAAGCCCGTGGAGAAAGCGAACACGGCCAGAGAATGATAGCCCGCGTCGTGGTCAATCGAATGAAATCTCCAAAGTTTCCAGACGAACTATGCGACGTAATCATGCAACCAAAACAGTTCTCGTTCGTTCGAAATGGAAAGATACCCAAGCCAAAAAACAAAGCCGCTTGGGAGAAATCAAAGGCCCTAGCTAACGAAATTCTGCAAGATACCCGCCTTCTGCCCTACAGTAAGGCAAATCACTTTCATGCGACTTACGTCAACCCTTTTTGGGCGCGAAAATTGTATAGACTTTCTAAGCACGGTCAACATATATTTTACTCTTCGGATCACCCAACCGCCGTGAAAATAAGCCCTAGACCCCAAGAAAGACCTAGAAAATTGCTGGACTATCTACGCTGATTATGGTCTAAAATATAGCGTGGGTGGTGAATTTTAATAGTCTTACCATGGGGTTAAGGCGGTTGAGGTCTCGCGCTACAAATGTGCCAACTGAATAACGCAGCCACCCACACCAAACCCGCAGTGTTACTACCCCTCCTCGAAGAAAAAGTTTCTTGGGTCGCGGACCGCGGAACTTAAATAACGCCGTTACTGTATATAGAGCTGAAAAATAAAAAAAATAAAAAAAGTGTTTTCAAGCCGTAACCCCTGTAACTTATGTAACTTGACCTTTAACTGTATATATACAAAGGATAATTTTGGTTACATAAGTGGTTACACCGAGCAAGTAGTAAAATGTAACCAGAAGAGAGTTGTTAAAGAGCGATACTGCCTAATGGGGGGGGTGGGGGATTTTTTTATTAAAAGATTTTTCTGGCCTATATAACAGGAACGGTTGTATAAGAGTTTTATCTAATAGTTAAACTGTGAGAGGCGAGCATGGCTGTAGTTAAAAGAGGGCGTCCCGTAAAGAAAACAAAGTTTGGGATAATACCCTCTCCGCTTCTGATTAAAGAGCGGGCGGTTCCAAAACATAATAAGCTTGTAGACCCCGATAGCCCGCGTTCAGATCCCCGTGGCCGCAAACGTATTTCTGTAGATACTAAGCTTACACGCAAACAGGAGCTTTTTGTTAAAGAGCTTGTGAGCAACGATGGCTTGATAACTTTCAAGGAAGCCGCGATAAAAGCGGGGTATCCGGAGAGTTCCGCCCATACCCGTGCTTATGAGCTAACCAATCCCCACAAATGTCCGCACGTTGTTGCCGCCATTAAAGCGTACCGCGCAGAATTAGACGCTAAGTTTGACGTAAACTACGGTCGTCATATTAGAGCGCTACAACAGATTAGGGATGTGGCTTTGGAAAACGGCGCTTACTCTGCCGCTGTTCAAGCAGAGTATCGACGGGGCCAAGCGCAAGGCGATATTTACGTTAGTAAGTCCGAGATCCGTCACGGTAGTATTGACAGTATGAGCAAGGAAGAAGTTTTAAAAGCTTTAAGCGATTTGAAAGAAGGCTATGGCGCAAACGTTATTGACATTACCCCAACCGAAGATGCCGACAGAAGCGGGCCTATACCGCCAGCTAAAAGCCGCGCTAAAAAGCCGAAGAAATTGGCATCTAACGAGGATTGAAAACTGGATAGGCCAAGGCATCCCCGATCTTTTGGTTTGTGATGAGGTTGGAAAGTTTCATTTTATAGAACTAAAGTTTTGTAAGGCCAACGCAGTTAATCTGAGCCCGCATCAGGTTGCGTGGCTCACACGCCACCTTAGAAGCAGTAGTTGGATTTTAGTTAAGCGACAGGCCAAGGCGGACGTTAAGGCCACTCTGCACCTTTACAGCGCCTCTCAGGCCATAACCCTTGCGGAAGATGGTTTAAAAACTCCGTCAATTGGATCGTTTGATCACCCTTTTGATTGGGATAAAGTTTTCTGCTTGATATCTCCCATATAAGCGCTTACGATAGCTTGTGTTTAACTTTAACAAATTGGAGAATTTTATGGATATTAAATTTCAACCCAGCACAAAACTATTTAAGTTTGGAAAAAGTCGCTTCCTAACTTATGGGGAAGCCCTTGCCCTAAAACTAAAATATGAAACCGCAACCGCTCAATTGTTTCCCAACGAAAACTTGGAGGCGTATTGATGTCTCACGCAAGGATTATGAGCGCCAACGAAGCTAGAGATCTGGTCCCTATTCGGCGCTCCGAAAGATTTGCAGGCGCTATTGATTACGCTGTCACACAAGGGAAGAACCTTTGTTCTGTAAATTTTACCGCAAGAGATAGTGAAATAAGATCTTTGGAAAAACTAGGCTACGAAGTGACAGTTTCAAGAGACCACGATAACACCTTTATCTATTGGTTCAATAAAGAGGAAATTGCGTAAATGTTTTTCTTCACCTTATGAGGCCGCCTGTTATATGGCGCGGATTATGACAAATTAAGCCAACAAGC